GTGGGTTCATCTTTAAGATGTCCTGTAAAAATAGGATAACTTCGGTGACCTTGAGCATATTTCTCTTTAATAAGATTAACACGCTCCCAAATTTCATCACCAAAATTAACACCATCTGGATAAATTTCATCTGGTTGTGATACTAAAAATTGCTTTTTAGAACACCCCCATGGAAAACCCATTGATGTATTTTTATTGATACCATCAATAAATTTAACACCAGGTAAACCATTTAATGAAGCTTTATCAGAGAGAAATAATAAATCTCTTTCCCACTCGTTGGGAAGTCCATTTATAATATCTTGTGTAAAAGATTCTACACATTCATTTAATATTTCTCTATCGTAATTTACATTGGGTTTAACCATTTCAATTACATTATTTTTCCATGGATCCCAACCTTGCATAATAGGTTGACCATGACCAATTTCACATTTAAAATAATCACACATTTCCTGAGATAAAGGAGTTGTTTGAACTCTACTCTTAGGCTTTGGTTTCATTCCCAAAATCGATCCATAAATATTTAAAGTACCTTCTGGTAAATATCTAAACATGGATCGATGATGTGGTTCGGTAATTATAGTTTGTTTATTTTGCAAATGCAAATTTGGTTCACCAACACCTTGTACTTCATAAAGATGTTGATATTTAGCATTATGTTTATCAATTAAAGATAATATTTCAGCTTTAATAACACCCATAATACCACATGTATTATCTCTTCCTAAAGTGTGAAGACCAATTATAACTGGACCACGCGGTGTCTGAGCAATGCTCAAACTACCACAATCACCATTTTTGGTTAATCTATCTACTTTACCAATGAAACAAGTACGTTTAATAGGTAAGTGAGCAACAGGCATATCATCAACCCGTGAAGGATTATAAACTATCTGATATTCCACTTCTCCATTTTCTTCCCTACGTAAACTTACACATTTAGTAATAGGATAATGCAAGGATTCAGTCCAAAACTTCAAAATATCTTTACGTGCTGGCAATGATCGAACTTCAAATAAGCATAGATCAAATTCAGGACAACGAATGATATCTTTCGATTTGAAAGATACTTTTAAATTGGAGTTTAGACCTTGTGATACAGTCATTGAGATAATTTCAATATCAAAATTTCCAATATTATCTCTAAATACATGATTATTTGTCATAATATAATGACTTTTCACAAAAATTCCACCTATGGAACGTGTTTTGCGCACACCGTCTACATCACAATGAACCAATAAACGTACACAATGTTTAGCATAAAAATCTTTCAATTTTGCTTCATCATGTATATTTAAGCTTTGTGATGCTTCTGGTATATCAAAACGTGTCAATTCTAATGTTGGATTATACCAAACATTATTGGTTTCCTCCTTCATTAATTGATCTTCAACAGTGTTATACAGATTACCTTGTGCATCCATATTAGTTTTCTTTTTATTTTTTGATTTATTATTTAAAAAATACAATCCAGCAACTGAACAAATCAATGAAAGAAAAGCAACCAAATATTTAATCCTAAAATTTTGATGAATATGTGAATTTATCTTACCAATCAATGCAATTTGTTTATTTCCTTTTAATTTAGAAACAAATAAATTCATTACTTTAGAACGAATAAACTTAAATCTACAAGCCCACAAAATTAAATTTAATATAAGATTGAGTTGCATAAACCATAGATAATATGATAAAATCCAACAACAAAATCTCTGATAATAAGTTTCACGTTTAAATGTTATCCAAGTAAATTCATCTAAAGATTGAGTATTAAATTCACATTTACATGATTCTTTGTTATATAAACATTCAGAGCATACTGTAATATGTTTCATATCAACATCACAATGCATAGCTCTTTCTTGAGTTTCTTCATGTTTTTTGGCATTTAGACCAAAATCACGTAAAAATTCATCAATATCTTCATAAACATTAACTGTTTCTAAAGCTGCACGATCACGTTGACCATCAAAAATAGGTATAATTTTTTGTACAGTTATTTTCCACCAATTAGGAAATAATTTACCAGTTGAACCCAGTTTTGTAGAATCTATGAATCGTTGATTTTCATGAAGATATTCCTTCTTTGGTTCTACGTTAATTACATATGGTAATC